GAAGTGAAGCCCAGAGAAACCATAGGGCCGTATCAGGAATTCTACCAACGAAACGTTGGAGGCGTTGCCAACTACATGGAAGAAGTGATATGGCACCGGCTCCAGACTAAGCGCAAAATGCCCGCCAGCCAAGCGGCGGTACTCTGGGGGCGATATTGTGGCAGATGACCTTACAACGATAACCCGGCGATGGGGGCAATCCCTCGCCGAAAGCGAATCAATCAAAGCCTGGTGCCTCTCCCAATTTGGGAAGAGGCATCAGGTTTTTTTGTGGCCTGACCTCATGACGCCGCCTGGGATAGACGACTGCCCTGTAATCGCTATCTCTCCAGACAATGCCAGCATCGACCCGGACAGCGCCGTGCAAGACGCAAGTTTCTGGATTGGTTGGGCTATAGCAGCAGACGGAAAAGTTTCAGGAGAGGGCCTTTCGGAGAATTCCGGAGGCCCTCTTTCTGACGAGTTCGGCCGGCAAATCCTCGGGGAAATATCGGGAGATGAAATCACGCACATACAAGGCGTAGATTACGCCCCTGACAAAGTCCATTCATTCCCCATTTTCCCCGGGGAGATGCTGGTCTCCATCAAGTTCAAAGGATAAATAAGGAGGCCAAAACATGGCTTTTAATCTGAAAGACCCTAACCGAGTAACGTTTGGAACGGGGCGAATTATTGCAAACGGCGAAGATGTAGGGCTGCTCCAGGGAGATGTAACGTTCAACTACGAACCCACCTACAAGGAAATCAAAGGCGGATCTCCGGAGCAGACCGTAAAGAAAATCATGGAGTCCGAAGCCGCCAGCATCACCGCAAACTCCATGGAGCTGGATCTCAACGTTCTTGGGAAAATCGTACCGCAGTTCACCCAGAGCCTCGCCACCGGAACCCCCGTGGCAGTGGTGGGTGAATATCTCTCCGGTGTTTTTGACGAGTCTTGGCAGGCATTGCAGAACCCCATGGTAAGCGCCTCCGAGACGCTGACGGTGCATCTGGCTGTGAAGCTCTCCGCTCCCGTCACCGCAGGAGACACGGAAATCAGCGTTGAAAACGCTGCGAACTACACCGCAGGTGACACAATCCGCCTTCGGGACGGGGCCACCACCGAAACTGCCACCATCGATGCAGACGGCGTCGACACCTCTGCAAACACCCTGACCGTGACTGCTGGCATCACCAACTCCTACACCGTCGCCGGAACCGTGGCGAACGAAACGACGACTCTTGCGGCTGGCACGGACTACCGTGTGGATTATCTTGGTGGCCGTATTTGCTCCATCAACGGAAGCGACCTCGCGGACGGAGACAGCGTCGTTGTGGCCTACACTTACGCTCCCGTCTCAGGGAATACTCTCTCCTTTGGCGGCAAAACAGCCACGTTCACCTTCCCCATGAAATTCATCTCCGATGATGCGGACGACGGCAAGCACTACGAAATCGACTTTTACCGGGCGCAGTTTGACGGCACCCTGAACCTCTCCTTCAAGCCCGGCGACGTGTGTCTTGTGCCTGTTTCGATTGCCGCCCTTGCGGATTCCTCCAGAACAACCGGGGATCAGCTCGGCCGCCTCAAGCTGACGAGTTAGCCCATGTTTCTGCGTAAGAAAATAGCCCCCAAGTGTCTCGGGGGAACGGAGCTTCACTACCTGACCCGGCGGGACGTGTTCCATCTCGCCGGGCTTTTTTCGGAACTCTTCCGGAAAGCCCAGGAAAGCGGAGCCCAGGTGTCAGGCGGCGAAATATCCCTCTCTTCGGACGTGTTAAGGGATCTCGGGGAATCCGCAGACGAGTTCATCTCTCAGCTTTTGGAGGTTTCTTTCCCTGGGACGAACTGGGATGAAGTTTCCCTCGGGGATCAAATAGCCCTTCTGAAAACAATCTGGGAGGCGAACGACATTCCGGGGATTGTAAAAAACTCCACAGCCCTGGTGCAGACCATCGGGAAGAGCCTGCCCCAGGGGAGCTAATTAAAGCCGATCTTGCGATACGGCAAAACTTCCCAGGACTCTCCTATGAGGGGATTTTAGACATGCCGTATTCTCAAGGGACGGAATATTTCAACGCCCTCGCAGAGTGGGCGAGAAAGGAGGCTGCGCCTGATGTCGGCAAAGAAGGACATTAAAATAGTCGTTGGCGCTGATGTGCAGCAGGCTATAGTGGGGCTGAATTCCGTCGGCAAATCAATCACGAAAATAGGAACGAACTTCACCAGCTTCGGGAAAGCCACAGGCGCAGTCTTTGACCCGCTCATGCGGGGCGTTCGGAACCTCACTCTTGCTATGGGGGCTCTTGTGGCGGCCTCTCTGAAAATCGGCGGAGACTTCGAAGCCCAGATGAAGATTGTGCAATCCGTTACCATGGGAACTTCGGAGGACTTGGAAAAGCTCGAAGAGGCTGCCCGGGAAATCGGAGCTAATCTCCCCGTATCGGCGCAGGAAGCCGCTCGGGGGATGGAAGCTCTAGCCCGGGCGGGGATGAGCACTAATGAGGTGCTGGCCGCCTCGAAGGACGTCACCGCCCTATCCATAGCCCAGAACTACGGACTGGCAGAAACTGCAGAGCTGGTTACGGCGGCTATCCGGGGCTTCGGGCTGGAAGCGGAAGATGCCGGACGGGTGACGGATGTTTTCGCCACGGCGTGCTCCACCTCCATGCTGAACATGGAAAAGCTCTCCGTAGGCATGGGGCAAGTTGCCCCAATATTCTCGGCCATGGGATACTCCATTGAGGAAACCGTGGCTATGATGGGGAAATTGGCTGATGCGGGACTTGAGGCATCCACCATAGCGGCGGGGATGAAAACGGCGTATGCACGGCTCTCCACTCCCTCAGCAGAAGCCCAAAGAGCCCTTAACCGTCTTGGCGTAGAGATTTACGACGTCAGCGGGAAGATGAAATCCGCTCAAGAGATTTTCGGGCAGCTTGCCAAGGCTGGGATGACTACCGCTGATGCCTTTACAATCTTCGGCACTCGTGGGGCGGTTGTGGCAAATGTCCTTGCAAAAACCTCTGGGAGTCTGGACGAATACGCCGGAACGCTTGGGAGAGTGGGAACAACCCAGGAGCAGGTAAACATTCAGATGGAGAGCTTCGCCAATAAAGTGAAGGCCCTGCGCTCCATTATCGAAGAAAACTTCATCAACGTTTTTGATGCCATTGGCGCATCTGCGGGAAGCTTTGTGGACACCCTCACGGGGATATTTAAAGCCTTTGACGAATGGGCCGATGCCACAGGAGTCTGGAAAGAGGCCGTTGCGGGTTTCGGCGAAGGGCTCGGGCTGGCAGGCAATGCCGTGGAGAGTTTCAAGGAAAAGTTAAACTCCATGGATACGGAAACCTTTAGGGAAGCTTTTAGAGGCATGGGGAGCGCTGTTCGTGCCGTGGCCGGGGCGTTCCAGGCGTTCGCTCAGATGGTGCCATGGGAATTTCTCGCCCGCCACATAGGGCTCATCACGAAAACGATCGTTACAGGATGGGCCGTGGGGAAAATTTCGCTCATCATCGGCACTATCTCTCATCTTGGCACAGCCTTCGGGACGTTGGCAAAGACCGCAAAAACAGCGTATCTCGCTCTCGGTCTTGGCACGGCAGCGAACACCACCGCCGGAGTGGGAGGGCTTACCGCCGCCGTCGTCTCTCTTAAGGCTGCTTTCGCCAGCCTTGCGACAACCCTCGGGCCGTTGGTCGCTGTTGGCGGCGTGCTTTACCTGGCGTACAAGGCGTTTCAGGCTATTTCCGGGAGCATGAAAGAGTCTGAAAAGGCCGCTCAAGCTGCTACTGTTGCCTTCGACGAAACGGGTGAATCCTTGGAAAAGCTCACGAAAATAGAGCTGACCAAGGGCATTGAGGACTTGGAGAAAAGAGTAAGCTCGTTGCGGGAGACGTTGCAGACAGGCATAGGCTCCGGGATCGTGGGCGACCTTGGGAAATCCAAGGAACTCGAAGCGATGGAGATTGCTCTCGCCCGGTATCAAGAGCGGCTGAACTCGCTGGACGCTTCGAAAATCCAAGAGACTGGAGAAGCGGCGGCACAAGCTGTGTCAGAAGCTGCCACCGCTGCGGGCGAGTCTCTATCGGGCGCCCTGGCAATCTCTGCGGACATAACCCCCATCGAAAAAGCCCTCAACGATATTGTGGCCGCCGCAGAAAATGCCTCTCTGGAAATGCGAGAGGCCATATCTCAGGGAGTGACCCCCGATATCGCCAAGGAAGATTTTACCGCCTCGGTCATGGGTGTGGTGCAGGATGCGGCCAACACCATAGGCGGTTCCCAGGGAGCAAACATTCTTGCCGCCGCCATGAAGCAGCTCGGGCAGGAGACTGGACAGGCGTACCTCTCCGAAATGGCAGCTACTCTGGATGGCTCCGCAGACCTCACCAAAAAAGCCGTGGAAGAGCAGAAGAAAGCCTTTGATGCCTTCCTCGGCATGCGCAAGCAGCTCGCAGAGGAAGAGAAAGCGGAGCTGGAGAAGAAAAAAGCGGAGTATCAAACTGCCATGGAAGCGGTGGCGGACGGGACAATGCAGATCGTCCGGGAAACCGCAGATGCTATCACCGTCTCCTACGACGTGGGCGGACAGACCTTCCAGCGCACCATTGAAAAAGTGATCGACGTACAGGAAGAGTACGACCGTGCCATGAAGGAGATCCACTCCGGAACTCGGGGCATGGTGAGCGAAACCATGGAGGAGATCGTTACCCTCACCGAGAAAAACGGTGAAGCGGTCTACGAATCCTTTGCAAAGCCTCTTTCCAAGATCCCGGATGTGATACAGGGAACCGGAACCGACCTCTTGGAGCGCTACAACAAGATTCTCGGAATGGTGAAGGACGGCACGGTGAAGATCTCCGAGGAAACGGCAAGCACCATTTCCGTGGTGTGGGAAACGGCCTCTGGAGAGATTGAGCGGAGCTATGAAAAGCCGAAACTCGCCGCTGACGAATTCTTCACCGCCACAAAAACAGCCGCCGGGGAATTGTCTGTAGAGATCCACAACCTCTCTGAAAACTTCTCGGGGATCTCGGAGAACTTCGCCGCTTGGGGAGATTCCGTATCTCAGGCATTCACCACCATTTCCGAGACGGCGAAGCCCTCCGTGGAGAGTGCCGAACATCTCGGGGAATCCTTCGAGCGTCTCCCCGAACAGGTGAGCAAAGCCGCCGAAACCTTCGAAAAAGTCTCTCCTGAAATTCAATCCCACCTGAAGGCCGCTGCCGAAAAAGCAAACGAGCTTACCGAGTCCATGGGAAAAAAGCTTGTGGATTCCGTGACGGAAAGCAAGCAGGCGATAGCGTCCATGGCCGTAGCCTTCGAGGAGATCAAACAAAGCGCGGCCAGTGTAGCAAAAGCCCTGACAGAAATTGACTTTTCGGGATTCATGGAAAACTTCTCAAAAACCATGTCTTCGGGGATGGAGTCCTTTGTGAGTCGGTTTAATTCCTACCTCGAAAACATGACCCGCATGGCAGCCCTCCAGGGAGCCGCCGCAGGAACCGCCTATGTAAACGCCTGGAATGCGCAGATGGCACGGTTGAAAAAGGCTTCTGGGAGCAGCGGTTCCGGAGGAGGAATCAGCATGGAAGAGCTTACGTATGAGGCCAACCGATGAGCGCCTTTATGATAGATAGTAGCCCCCTGACGTTGACCCCAACTCCTGACAACTATTCCCGGGGATACGTGCCTCTCGGTAAGCACGAGCGATCCCTGGACGGAACGCTCATCTCCCTGACCGGGGGCGTAAAGAAAAAATGGGTATTGCGGATACAGGCCGGGGACGACCTCGCCTGGTTGGAGCCCTATTTCGATGGGCGGGAGTTTGCGTGGACGGATTGCGACGGCGAAGAGTACGTGGCAAAAATCACGGGAGGCTGTGACGTCTCGGGGTACCCGGTAGAAGATCGAGGCGAGTGGTCAATAACGATTGAGGAGGTGTAGGAGATGCGTTTTGAATTGCCCGTAGCTCCTACGCCGATATTCCGGACGCTCTATCTACGAACCCCCGCAATCCATGAGCGGGTGAACACGCTCCTGCTTGCCTTGCAGGTAGGAGCTACGACCAGTCTTGCGCTATTGTTGCCCGTGCAATACAACCGGGTGGCATTCCGCCTACCATCTCTCTCGGCCCCCTCGACCACGAAAATCGCCCTGGAAGTTCCGGTCATATCAATTCCCGTGGAAGCAATGACTTTTGCGACCGGAGACGGGGAGCAGGTTTTTGACGCCGTTGTCAAATGCGACGTTTCCGGGAATGCCCTAGCAACGTTCCGAATGGCAACAAAGCCGAGGCACGGGGCTCGGGTTTCGCTTGTGCTGAACGAAAGCGTTACGGTGTTTTCCGGGATCGTTACGGAGGTAAAGACAACGCAGGGCGCAATTGGCTATGCGGTGACTGTAGTGGACGATTTGAAGGCACTTGCCGATTCTAAGGTCATTGTCCCCAAAGCGGCAGATGTGGCCGACGCCTTCCGGGAAGTTTTGGCGGACCATGAAATCCCGCTGTACGACGAGAGCCAGAAAACATATTTTCCGACCTATTATACCGGCGATGAAATCCTACTGAAAACCCTCCGGGAAATCTTGGAGGCTTGCCGAGGGGCCCGCGTTTATCTCCTGCCCGAAGGCGGGTATGTCCTTTCAAATTCCCCCAGGCGTTGGCATCTGGATCAAGGAAAGTGCTTCGAATGTGCCGACACCATAGACGTTTCTGGGTATGCCAACAGGATTACGGTTTTTGTGGACGAGGAGTTCACTAGATGGATTGAGACCCTTTCGGATACCACAAAGAGCTTTGGGAACTACTCTGTCCGAATGAAGTCCAAGGGAGAGCAGACACATTATCTCAAGGCCGCCAGGGGGGTCAGGGTTGTGGCAGAGGAAAGCTCTGTTTGGAACGAAAGGAATTTCTTGACGCAACATTCGGCGATGAAAGACGGCGTCGTGACGACGACGAACTATACCATCGTGGAGCCCGAAGGATTCGTCCCCGTGGTCTCTCTGCGCATCATGGAGAGCAAAGATCCGTCGGATACGGATAAACCTTTTATGAGGCGAGAAATCGAATCCGTTTCAATGGGATACAACAGGGACGGCAGTCAGTTTGCGGAGCGGAAATTGGTTATTCAGTGGTACGAAAAAGTAGCCACGCTTTCGGGGGGGTGATGAGTAGATGGCGTTAAAACACGGTGACGTAGTAACTCCTCCCAAAGTTGATACTGTTCATATTCTGGCGTGTAAAAGCTGGAGCTCTCCAAAACAACCTATTTTTGTCGCTCCCTACGACAACGACTCCATCAATGATTATCTTGCGGCTCGGAAGACTTTTGTGTACATCGACCAGATTCATTCGGTTGCCGTGACCGGGGCGGGCGTGAATGTTCGTGCTATTAATAGCTCCAAGGTTGAACTTACATTCCTGGCTGACGCGCCTTCCGGAAACGTGGAGGTTGCCTTTTCCGCGACATGGACGCACATCGTGGACGGATACCCTGTTGGTTCCTCGTCTGGGGTAGAGACTCCATCCCCGATCGTTATCACCGTTCGAAATGTCCAGGGCAACCCCGCCTATAACGTAAACTACCCAGGGGGCAGTATCGAGCGCCCTAAATCCGGCAGCGTAAAGATCGGGACCGTGACCGTGACTGTGACATTGCGTGAGGGCGAGACTCTACCCGTAGGAATGGGATCGGGCATAACCCCATTGCGATCCTCCGGAACTATCTATTTCCAGAATCAAAAAATTTCCGGGAACAAATTGACGGCGGACATGTATGTTTCCTCAACGGCTTCGCTAGGGAGTCATGGGTTCCGCGTTTATTTCGCCACCAGGGTTGACGGGAAAACCTTTCGCGTGACAGAGGATTTCTCGGACGTGATAGAAGTATTGGCTGTTCCGGCAACCCCCGACGATCCGGAGGAGCCAGAGGAGCCGGACCCAGATCCCATTGATCCAGACGGACCGGATATCCCGCCCTACGAGCCTCCCGTACTGGAGTACGAGTGGGAGTTCCGCCAGGAGACTCAAACGACAACAGCCCTTGCGGAGCCGGACGGGAGCGTGCTATGGGCGACCACGGAGGTCATCCGCTACGACGGGGAGAAGGATTTGACGACGGAAACGCTCCCCAAAAAACGAATAGACGACTACCTGCCCCAGCCCACCCAGGTATTGCCGCTGGAGAGAGTGACCGTGGACTCCTCGGTAGTCATGGAAGACGAAACCGCCATAGCAGAATTGGGGCCTATTGAAAAAAGCAAGCAGGTTTATAATCTCTCCTCGGAAGGGGCACTCACGGCCATGGCCTATTACTACGGGGAGCAGTGCTCCCGGTGTGCTATCCGAGACGTTAAAACACCGTTGATGCCGCTGGTTGTCCGGGGAGACTTATTGATCATGGACGATGGCGAGGAATGGGTTGTGGAAACCGCCTCTCATGATTTGGCGGAAAAGAAATCGACGTTGCGCCTCTCGAAAACTCCGAAGCTGGCAGACATAGCGGAAGTGCTGAAAATGCCCTCCCAGAAAATTGAGCGGGCCATTGTCGCTTTGGCGAAGGCTGAGGCCGGAAAAGTTGATAATGCTATCCGCGCAAAAATCATCGCGAAAATCGACTACCGGACATATGACGCTCTACCGATTGGGAGTGATACGCCGATCCGCGTAAATCTTGATCGAGTGGTGCATGGAGATTTGCAGATAGGCACTATCGTTTTGATAGGGAAACCGACAAGGAGCTGATAGCATGAGCACGCCGAATCTTAATATGTACGCTGGAGGGACGGACACGCCCATCTCGTCCCATTCGTTCAACCCGCGCCCCCTTGGAGGCAAAACGAACCCGTGTGAAATAGACCTGTGGAATGATAAGCCCACGGTCGTAACCGGAGAAGCCGTGGGAACGGGCGACGGAACCACGGATACCTTTAACCTGGACTACGGAAATGTAATTTCAGGGAGCGCCACAATATATGTAGATGGCGTGGATGCGGCGGGGCACTATACGCTGACCTTAGCCTCGGGAGAAATCGTGTTTGGCTCAGGATATATTCCTGCCCTCGATGAAGCCGTTACAGCAGATTACGCTTACGGCACCGGAGCTATAGGAACCTCTTTTGTGTACCTCTTGTGCCGGAGACAACACAACAACACAGGCGACGGCACGAAGACGGACTTTGTTCTGCCTACAACCCCGACGGCAGTATATTCCGCAGAGGTAGACGGAGATGAGGTTTCGTTCACTGTGGACGGAAGCGTAGTTACTTTTTCGCCAGCCCCGGCTATGGGAAGTAGCATCGCGATCTACTACGAGGACGAAGGCGTGCAAAAGCAATCGTTCCAGGTCCAGTCCTCGGGGGTGGAAGATCCGTATAGCGCGGGCATCGTGGACGACGAGGAAGCTTCATATACGCCTATCGGCGGGGCAGAAAGCGTTACGGGAGAGACCCCTACGGGAGGCCCCACGGTGTTCGAGTTGGCACACGTTCCGGTGATACCTGCAAGCGTTGTTGTGTATGAGGACGAGGTCGAAACCGGAGGGTGGACGCTGGACTCTTTCCTCGGAACCATTGAGTTTGCTAGCGACCCGACGGGAGATATAACCGTAGACTATGACTACTACGGGGCGCACGTTTTAGGCAATGTCCCGGTAGGGTCGGCCCGAAAAATCAAAGTGAGGGGGAGCGTCCCCACGGACTTTTCCGGATCTATCGCTATTGCGAACCTAGAGATTGTGAGTGTGTGATATGGCGCTTGAGGTGTTGTGTCGGAAGCGTGGGCTGGGAACGGTTGTGAGGAAGAGCGCTGGGTGGATTTCTCCCGGATTTAAAGGTGAAGTTTGGGGGATAGGCTCTAACAGCAGCGGAGCGTTAGGATGGCCTTCATGGGAAATACCATCGGTGTCAGTCTTCACGCCTCTGGATCTTGATGGACAAATTGCAACAATCAGTGCAGGTCGGCTCTCCTCTCTTGCCGTAACGAAAGATGGGCGAGTCTTTGGTTGTGGCTCCAACGACACATACGAGCTAGGGATCGGGAATAACTCATCGCAATATTCGTTTGTGGAAATTCCTTTTCCTGAAAAAATAATTTCCGCAACAGCGGGAGATGTGTCCTCCCTCTTCCTAGCAGAAAGCGGCACCGTGTACGCTTGTGGGTGGAATTATGCCGGGCAGCTCGGACTTGGGGATGCGTACATGGTTGAAACTCCGACGGTTGTCCCCTCTCTTCCTCCGATAAAACAAGTGAGCATAGCCCGGAACGGAAACCCAAGCTCTACGCTGTTTCTTGCAAATGATGGACAGGTTTATGGATGCGGAGCGAACCCATGGGGGACGTTGGGACTAGGGCAGGGCGTTTATCAACAAAACTCTCCAGTTCCACTCCCTATCGACGGGGTGAAGGCTGTGGCAGGTATAAGCAGCATGAGCGTTTTCATAAAAGCTAACGGCGATGCATACGTTTGCGGTGTTAACAAATATGGGCAGCTTGGACTTGGGGACACAACCAACAGATATGTTCCGACACAAATACCTGGGTTCGGGCCTGTTAAACAGTCGGCGGGACATGGCTCTCGGTGTTTCCATTTGCTCGAAGACGGGAGCATTTACGCGTGTGGATGGTTCCCGGACGGGGAGTTGAGAGTCCCTACTCATGTTTCTTTCGCTCCCCTTTCCAGGTGGATCGGTGTATCCGATACAGCCATCGAATACTTGGCTGATGGGGTTTATCGCTCTGCATTAGGGACAGAGGTCAGCGACGTTGGGATATCCCCACCTGTACTACTTCCGACGCTGGGGACGGTTCAAGAGTTGTCGGTAGGAGTCGCTTACAGCTCAAGCTCAGGGAGTCATTCTTTGATCTTGGTATAACCGAAAGGAGCACCAAAATGCCAACCTATAAAAACGAAACAACCAGCCCCATCTCTTGGGGGGGCAACATGTGGAAGCCGGGAGAGTCGAAAGGACTCTCCTTTTTTGTGCCTTATGGAGATCTCGGACTGACGAAAACTGCGGATACGCCCACAGTTCCGGGGCTATTCATGGCGGGATCTGGGGACAAATCCGTGGCGGCGGGAACGCCCCTGACGGTGGATGTGCCGTACCCCTCTCGGAGCGGGAAATACACCCTCTCCGTGGCCTGTATGGAGGGAGAAACAGCCCTTGCCCTCGGGGACGGGACGGCGACAATAACTCTCGGTGGCGGCCTCGACTGGATGCGGGAAGGCGTGCCGTGGGATCGGTGCAGCTCCCTGACACTGGCGAGCACCGCCGGGGCGACGGTTAGAGTGCTGATGGAGGAGGCGTAGGGATGTTGCGCCGTCGTGGAGGCGTGGCAAGCTCGGGTGGTGGCGGGATTGTCGAGTCCGCTACTGCCCCCACGGGCGTTGATGGGCTTGTGTGGCGGAATGAGGGGGTGCATAAGGTTTTCCTTGATGCTGCTTGGAGAGACTTGACTTATTACAACGGGGATAAAGCGCAAGTGCATATTGACATGGACAGCCTATCCTCTGATAAAGTCCAGTATCTCTCTGCCGACTTGCTTTCTATGGTAGATGATAGTTACCTCAGTGGGTTTTGTGGGCTCTTAACACATCCACTACAAAGAGGGGGATACGTTGAAGTTGTGATGTCCTATCCATCGGCTAGAGCGATGAGGCATTACTTAGGGCTGCGTGCTGTTAACAGTGAAATCGGCCGCATGTACTACTATATCGAAGACGAAAAAGTTTACTGTGGAGCAAGTAGCGTTAGTTATGGCAGTCCTAACACTGCTGATACTTCCCGAATATTAGGTGTCTCCAGGGATATGGAGGACAATGTTCGTTTCTACAGAGATGGCGTCGACTTGGGAATAGTCGGTCCCGCAATTACTCAGGGATTGGCGGGATGGTTCCCCTTTGTTGATGCGCCGTCCTCTACCTCGGCCCCCTACTCCTACGCCTGGCATGTAGACGAATCCACGATCCAGTACTTGCCAGATGGGTTTCAGCCTATAAACGAACAGTAAGGAGGGTACACTTATGCCTTTAATTGGGTCTAGCGGCGGCGGCGGCGGTACAAGCTCCGATGGGTCAATGAACCTCGGCCGAGATGGTGGTTCCGGCGGTGGTGCCGGGAAGCGTGATAGCCTTTTCTGCGCTGGCGGAGCCGCAGAACCCGGGCAGGGCTACGGCGGACAAGATTACGCTTCGGGTATGACAACAGCCGGAAAAGGCGGCGGTGCTGGCGGGGATGGCGCCGCTGGTGGTGCAGGACTTGAGGTTTGGGGTGCCATTTATGCTGCCGGAGGCGGAAGAGCATCTGAGGTTGCTCCTGCAAGCACCGGCAATGGTGGCGGTGGAAATCTGGATGCTTCCACGGATCCTGGCAACGGCGGCTCCGGCATCGTGATAATCCGCTATAAGGTATAGGAAGGAACAATCATGAATTTATTTGAAAAAATAAAAAGCTACCTCCCCACCCTCAAGCACCACTGGACGCACTACCTAACCTGGCTCCTCCCCCACACCTGGGCGCATGAGGGTTCTCACTGGCTTACCCTCTATTTCCTGACAGGGCACAAGCTCACCTTCCGCCCCCAGGGCTACCGCTGGATCTGGGAGTTCCCGGAGGATGTAGGGCTGACGCACCGCAGACTTGTTAACTTCGCAGGATTCGCCGGAGAGTTCCTTTTCTCCGGCATTTTCTTTGCATTCTCATGGCTCTGGGGATTCTTATACCTCCTCGGGGCCTGTGCTCATTTTCTCGCCTATCCACACTATGCGGGGGATTGTTCGGACTTTAGAGAGTAGGTGGTTCCATGACGGAACAAGCCTCCATGGAAAAGATGCGTCAGGACATATCGGAGATCCGGGGTACCCTTGCCGTCGTCGCTGCCAACCAGGAGCGCATGGCGGACATGATGGAAAGGCTTATCCGCCAAGAAGAGCGGATAGCCCGAATTGAGCGGGATGTTGAGCCTATCCCCGGGAGAATCCAAGAGATCGAAAAACGTTGCGTGGAGCGGGCGTATGTCCCAAAAAAACTTTCTTCCTTGGAAAAACAGCTCCACGAGAACGACCAAGCCACAACGAGGGCGAGCTTGGTGACGCGGATTGTGGAGAAGGGTGCATACGCTATTTTTGGCGGGCTGGCGGCTGTAATCATGGGAAAGCTGTTCGGGAGGTGATACCATGCGCGAAAACTTTGACGATGCTTTGCAAATAACTTTCGGCTTCGAAGGTGGGTGGAGCGATAACCCCAATGACCCGGGTGGAAAAACGAACTATGGAATAACCGCGAGTACCTTCGAGGCCGCTAAAAAAGCAGGGCTGGTAAGGGCTGAATCCGTAGCAGACATTACTAAAGCCGACGCGGAATCAATCTACCGCGCCTGGTATTGGGATCGATGCCGATGTGATGATTTGCCGGATGGCGTGGATGCCCTCGTGTTTGATTGTGCCGTAAATTGTGGTGTGGGAACCTCCGGAAAATGTCTGCAAAAAGCTGTCAACCGATATGCAAAGACCCCGGTGCATACGGATGGGGCGATAGGGCCTATCACTGTAAAAGCCGTGAAAGAGGTTGTCAAAACCAGCCAGGTGGCCCTCCTTGAAAGCCTCCTTTTGGAGCGACTGAACCACTACAGGAAAATCACCGATAGTAATTCCAAACTCAGGGAGTTTTTACGCGGATGGCTCCGGCGCACTCTGGATTTGAGGATGTGAAGCCATGCTGAAACAGTGGTTTGATGAAAATGTGACCATGGCTGACATTATCCTCCTGTCCATCGTGTTTCTCGGAGTAATCGCGCTTATTGTTGGGGCCAAGGAAATTGTTACCGCCGCCATGGGGAGCGCAAGCACGTACCTGGTGAAGGACAAGTCGCGCCGAACGAAACAGCTTGAACAAGAGATAAAGGAAGAGAGGGTGGCACATGAGGTGGAAATTGAGACTGCTATTAGCGGCGCTCGCGTTGACGATAGCACTACTTATGTCAATCAGTTGCTCGACCGCCTCCGTAGTGGAGAGCGGGGACATGGTGGTGATGCCTAAAGCGGATCTTGACGATCTTGCTTTGCACATTGAGAGACTGACAGTGGAGCGTGACATGCTCCGCGCTGTGCTTGAGGCGGAAAGGTCGCGGCAGGACGAATACGCCTCCCAGGTCAAGATGCTCCAGGAGGCTTTCGACCTTGAGCGAATCGCCCTCAAAAACTCCGCAGACTACCAGCGTCGTCAAAAAATACTGTGGGGCGTGCTTGGTCTCGGGCTCGGGGCGGCGTTCGTAAATTAGGGCTTCGATAGCTCAACGGAGCGGGGCGTTGTTCGAGGGCCGTAGAGTGTTTGCTTGTCTTTTGGGGCAGAATTGCATATAGAGCACGTGAGAGGCCATAGCGGGGAAATCGCCTATTTTAGGGTGGTTTCCCCTCTTTTATTTTGTTTTGAGGGTTGACAAAAACCACGATATAGGGTATTATGGGTATATCAAGTAGGCAACAACAAAATTTTGGAGGAGGCGGTAGAGATGACGAAGGCATTGACAATCAAGGCGAAAGAGTCAGCGGCAGACCAGGTGGAGTCAGTTTTGAGGGGCAGCTTCCCGGAGAAGAGCTTCGAGAAGAAGTACCAGAATTTCTACTTCTGGTACACCGTGGAAGTGACGGAGGAAGAGTATCACGGCTTCCGTCAGGGGGTAGACCTCGGGATGGTGAGCCTGGGAGATGCCGAAATCGTCTAAGTAGATTGCGGGGGGGGAGCAATCCCCCCATCACTTTTTTACACTTTGAGGAGGAGCAAAAATGAGCATTGAAAAAAAGTTTTATGCCCTTGGGCACAAGTACGACTGCAAAACGGCGATTCAGGCGCAGAGGGCGCACAAGTTTAATTCGTTCGCCTTTTTCCGTGCGAGGTATTACGGAGAAAAGGCTCAGGAGGCTACAGAAGACTTCCTTTCCAGATTCTCCGAGGGAGAGGTGACGATGGTTGAGAATTTTAATTTTCATTGGGCCGAAAAAATAGAGGAAGGCTCTCGCTTCTTCGAGAAAAAAGCTATTCTTACCCACGAAATTTTGAACGATCTCTTTTCATGGGTCGCGAAACAGCTTCGAGAGAAGGGCGAAACGTGGAGCAATGAGAAGTACCGGATTGCCTCTCTTCTGGGTGAGACGGGAGAGCAATCCATTCGAGTCGAGATCTTCTGGGACGAGGTGAAAGTGTCTCGGAACTACGGGGCGCCGGACGAAGAGGTTTCCCGGATCTCCATGGAGAAATTCGTAGAGAGGTTCATGGAGACGGGGAGAGCAGAGTTCCCGGAGATTTTCGCATGACAAAAACCCACACAATCCAAGAGGCCGCAGCACTCACCTGCTACGGCCTCGACCACCTGGGGAAGATGGCGACCGCCGGGGAGATCCCCGGAGCGGAATTGAGAGGCGGGGTTTGGTTCCTGCCTGACGAGTGGGTACGGGCGAAGATGCCGCCGCCGGGGTGGGTGTCGCCCCAGGAGAGGGCCGACCAAGAGGGCGTTTCGAGGGAGGCGATCCACAGGAGGATTATCCGGGGAACTTTGCCGAGTGTCCGACGGGGGGCGAGGAAGGTTTTCGTGCCGCCGGTGGAGAAAAAAGAGTAGGGGCGAAAGCCCCTCTTTTTTTGTGCCCTCTCACCCCAACAACTCCACCGCCCTTGACTTCGCCTCCGGCGCCAGGTGCGCATATCTCAAGGTCATCTTCAAATCCGAGTGCCCCATCAGCTCACGTACCACGTTCAAGTCAACCCCCGCCATGACGAGCCGGCTGGCGAAGGTGTGGCGCAGGTCGTGCCACCGGAAGTTTTCGATCCCCGCTTCTCGCAAACCCCTTCCCCACGCATTTTTCACGTTGTCAAACCTTCCTCCAGTTTTCGGCGACGGGAATACCAACCCTTCACCCGGCCCCCACTCCCGAAGCACTTGGAGCGTGGAGCCCGAGAGGGGAATTATCCGCCCCTTTCCGGTCTTGCAGATCTCGCCCCGGATGTGCAAAGTTTTGTGGATAAAATCAATGTCCGACCACTCAAGCCGAAACAACGCTCCCCGTCGAATGCCCGTTTTCAGGGAGAGGATTACCATAACCCGCAGATAGTCCGGGCCATGGCGCAGTTCCTTCATGAGCCGCCCTTCCTCCTCATGAGATAGGTAGCGTAGCTTCGGGGTGGAGTCGGTTTCCTGCTTCCGAGAGAGCCGGGCGAGGGGGTTTGTCTCCAAGAATGCGTGTTTTACCCCCCAGTTCAAGGCGGCCTTGAGGTGCACTGTTTTGCGGTTCAGCGTGATGTTTTTGTTGCCCTTTTTCCGGCAGGAGGAAAGCACCTTTTCCACGTCCTGCACTGTGAGGGCAGCTACTTGCCGATCGAGGAGCGGGGCGAAGGTGACGCGGATAGAACGCTCTACCTCTCGGGCTGATTTGAGATTTTCATGAGCCCACGGGAAATATTTCTCCTCCAAGAACTCCCGCAGTGAAAGCCCTTCCTCTTGACGATCCACAAGGGCCGCCGGATCTTCCCCGAGAGCAATCTTTGCTAGAAGCTCCTGGGCGGTTGTTCGGGCTTGTGCCAGCGTCAATATGGCGGTGGAGCCTAGCTTAAGATTCCTCTGCTTCCCGGTTGCTTTTACCCGGTAACGCAAGTAAAATGCTTTTGTGGCGGCACCGATCCGCAGGGATAACCCCGGCACCACCGAATCATGGATCTCCTGACGGCCAGCATCAACAAATTCAGCCCCGGTGACTCGGGCCTGAGTGAGCTTCTCCTTCACCTTCCACTCCTCCTCCTGGGTAACGTGTGGGTATCAAAATTGGGAACCTGACGACCCCATAATACCCCACAGCAACCCAAAAAGCCTAGTAGAATCAGGGGGAGGCCGTTTAATCCAAGTGGTCGCAAGGGGGCATAATCGCCCTACGGATCAGGAGGTTACGAGTTCGAATCTTGTCCGGCGCGCCACTGATAGCAAGGCCCCAGCTCATTTCGAGCTGGGGCTTTAATTTTTACCGGGTAACAGATGGGTAGCGGGATTACTCAAAAACGATTTTCAGGAGCTTCCATTTCTCCTTTCCGAGATACTCCATGGTGACGGTGAAGGTGGATCTCCCGACGGCACCGAAAGAGTTTTGAGAATCAACATAAGACTTCACAATCCAGATGTGCCCGCCGTTGGGATTCGCCATGGTGAAGTCCGTCCACGGGAAGTCCGCTGTCTTCGGGGCCGTAAGCTGGGCTTTCACAAAGTCCTTGGCCCATACCCATGCGCTACCCCTCGTTGGAGCCGGGAGCCTTTCCGGTTCTGGCGTGGGGGTGGCTGGGTTGAACACGAAAGGCTTTCCTTCCAGGTATGCCACCCGGCATGCTTTTGTTCTTTCCGTCTCCTTCCCTCCGGAGATGGCATATTCCCCCATGAGTTGCAAGAGCGTTTCAGAGTCCGGAGTTAGAGCTATAGCTTCTGCTATCCATGCCTCCCCGAGATCGGAAACGTCGAAATCCGGCATGTTCTTCATTGCCAGGAGCCGGACGTAGAGAGAGTCTAGTTTGTCCTGTGTTTCCGGCGTGGTGGCGAGGGCCGGAAGGCAGAAGGCGAGGAGTAAAGCGACCGCCAATAATGCTGTTTTCTTCAAAACGCAATCACCCCTCCCCCGGGACAACTCAGGACTTCCCTCCGGATCTGGGCAGCTCTCAGAGAAACCCCAAAGTATTCAGATATTCCGTCATCGTCCATGATAGGAGCCACCCGGCGGAACTCCTGAATAGGCATCAACAGCTCCGCTGCGAAAATATCAGCATGCCGCTCCATAACGGGCTCCGCATGTGCCATTTCGTAATGGCCCAATATGATATGTCCTATCTCGTGCGCCAATGTGAAGCGTCTCCGTGTCTTGGCGTGGCGCTCATTTAGAAATATTGTGGGACAACCCACCGGCACAAAGAGCCCGTCAACTCCCCCAAGATCCCTTCTTACAACCAGGCAACCCAATTCTGCGCAGATCGGCAGGAGCGGAGTGGGGTTGCTCCCCAAAAGGCCCATTTCCCTTATCAAGGTTCTAGCTGCAATGCGTACTTTCTGGTGTGTCAAGCAAAGCCTCCTTTATCAGATATCGTCGTCCGAAAGGACTTCCTCCCCCCCATGATCGCCCTTCCCATTTTTGAGAGAGCCTGAAACGTAGTCCAACACGGAGGCAAGGATTCCTTTATCCGCTTCGCTCATCCCCTTCTTTCTATCCTCGACAGCCCGGAGAAGCATCACCACCCTATCCAAAGGAATTCCTTTTTTGCCCGCCTCCTGTGCCAGGAAGCGGGATACCTCATCCTGCGGGCAGGAGGGCTGGTTTTGCCGTGCCTCTCCCTGAATCAGATACCCCGGCGATACCTCCAGAGCATCCGCTATTTTCCTTATTGTAGACCTCACAGGGCTTTGTTCTCCCCGCACCCATCGGCGCACCGTCTGTTCCGCAACCCCCACTCTTTCCGAAAGGGTAGCCTCGTCAAGTCCTTTCTCTATCATTGTCTGTCGCAATCTCTCGTGAAAACCTTCCACGACAAAACCCTCCCTCCAAAAACGATTTGATACGACTGTACCCCTATTGATGTGTCGTTTCAAGGTCGTTTTATCGTCGTCTCAAATATATTTGTCGTATATCCGACTAAAAACGATTGACAATGACGACAAACGATGATAAGATGACCCTAACGACGAAGGGCGACGCAACTTGACAACCTACAGAAGCACTCAGGGGCTAGAGGGATCGCAGCTGGGGGCACGGAAACGGGCCTTAACCCAAGCGGAGGACAAACGCCTGAGTGTAGCAGCAAGGTACACAAAACCAAAAATTAAGGGAGGAGAGAGCAATGATTGTGATAGCAATACCCAAGCACCTGGAAGAGCGGATCGAGGACGAGTACGGAAGCCGCCGGGAACTTGCCCGGTGGGTGACGGAAGCGGTGAAGGAAACGTTGAACTGGGCCGCAGACGGAGACGAACTGGAGCTTGACCCCAGACGGAACGAGTACGTGCCCCAAGGTGGAGAGACGGCCTACACGGTGACGGTAACCGATCGGAAGATCGCCAAGATGCTGGCCGGAATCAGGGGCCACGAGGATTACGAATCCTCGTGGGAAGAGGGCATTGCAAAGGCTCTCCCCAGACTGCAGGCAAGCATAGAGGAATGCGTTTTTGGAAATTTAATCGACTACTCAGAGGCGGGGGTGGCGTAGATGATCGTCTCTCTCAACGTCCCCAATGATTGGGTGGATCGAGAGTTCGACGGATGCGCCGAAGACCTCCGGGCGTGGGTCATGAGGGTGCTGGAGGAGCGATGCGCCCATTACGAAGACATTGAATACTGCGAGGGGGGCGACACCGGAACCTCCGAAGAGGAAAGGGAGGAGCGGGAGAGGGCACAGAGCTTTGGTGCCGCCGAACTCCTTTCTTTCCTCCAGCACCAGCCGTGGGCTGTTCCTATCGAGACGCTTGAAAGCCACTTCCGGTGGACGGGTAAAAATGTTCGGGCGATGCTAGCGGTGCTTCATGAGAGCGGCAGGGTGACCGTGAAGAATGGGATGGTGAACGCATGATAAGGCAGGCTTTAGAGCTGAAACGCCTCACGATCGACCCGGACATGAACCCCAGAGACGGGTTGAAGCAAGAGGTTATCACGAACTATGCGGAGGATATGCGGGAGGGAGCGGTTTTCCCTCCCCTTGTTGTTTACAACGACGGGAGCGCCTTGTGGCTCTCGGAAGGCTTCCACCGGGTTTATGCGGCGTATCAGGCGGGACTTACGGAGCTTGAAGCGGAGATCCGGACAGGAACAAAGCGGGATGCTTGGCTAAATGCCATTGGTTCCAACGCTACGCACGGAGCACAGCGGACGAAGGGTGATACGAAAAAGGCTATTGAGATGGCGTTTCAGTACCTGATAGACGAGGGGCGACCGCTGGAAGGCCCGAACAGAATCACCAACGTTGAAGTGGCTGAAATGGCGAAGGTGAGTAAGCAATATGTGGGGCAAGTCTACGATGAAGTAATGGAAAAACTACGTATAAAAGTAAACAGTTTACATGACCAAAAAATTAAACGCCCCCCGACGCAGGTTGACCCCACCGCCGAAATAGACCGCCTCCAAAAAGACCTCGACAAGGCCGTGGAGATGGCGACCGCAGCGGAAGCAAAGGCGGCGGAGCTTTACCAGGCTCGGGAAAAAGCCCGCAGGGAAGCCGAAGCAAGGGCAAAAGCAGAAAAAGAACTCCAGACGTTCCGGGCAGAAGTTCAAGAAAAACAGAAAGAAGAAATAGAACGCCGCCTTGAGGAATTGAAAAAAAACATCAAGCCGGAAGTGAGAGAGGTTGAGGTGCAAGTTCCCGTCGAAGACCCCACCACGGCTTTCAAACTCAAGAAGGCCCTTGAAGAGCGGGAGAGGATGGAAGCCGAACTCGACAGGATAAAGCGAGAGCAACGGGAAATGACCCGGCTTGAGAAGGACAAAGTAAAGCTGGAAGCGGAACTGAAAAACCTCCGAATGAAGGCCCGAGACGAGAAAGCGGAGCTCACGTTGTACGAGGCTATTGACACCATCGAGCGAGTAACCTTCATCCGGGATCGGGTACACGACCTCTGCAACCGGAATCAGCTCACCATCTCCCAACTGGACAAGACGGAAACGGTGCTGGAAAACCTTTCCATTGCGATCAAAGAGGCCCTGGTGGTGGTTCAAGCCTCCAGAGGGGCATTGACGAAAGAAGGAGGGCTCAAGGTTGTTGAATAAAGAGCAGCTTGAAGAAATCCGGCAAGACATGAATTCTATCGGCGGGCTCCCCATTGAAGAGGCCAGAGATCGGTACAAAAGCTATCTGCTGGCGCAACACAGAGACAGGGTGATTAACGAGGGCATTACAGAGCTTTTGCGGAAAACTCTTCGGGGGATGGGCGGGTACTCCGTCCGGGCAGAATCCCGCAAGGGAGAGCGTGCCTACAAGCTCCAAGGGGCATTAACCATGATGGAATGCCAGGGGCTTCTGAACGAAGACCTTGTTTCTCGGAACGCATGGGACGTGAAAATTTCGCACGACTTAAAGCGGATAGAAGCACGGCTTCTTGAGGAGCTGCAAAGCGACCAGCAAACATTGTTCGGATCTCCGGAAGAAAGGCTCCGGGAGTTCTACGAGTCCCACCCGGAACTTCAGGCATCTTCACAACTCTAACATGCTCGCCCACGAAGAACTCCACAACGACAAAAGCGCAGAAACAGACATTGACGGAATCTACAGGCTAAAGCCAAGAAAGAGATCCCGCAGGACTCCACGGGGACGTAAGGCCCTGGGAAAACGGAAAGGCAAATAGATCAGAAAGGGGGTGCCACCATGACCAAAAGAACGGCACGTCTCCGAATTTTGAGGGCGCAACGTGGGTGGACCCGAGAATATTTAGCGGAAATTCTCGGGAAATCCCCCCACACCGTCAGAGGTTGGGAGAATGGAAGCGTCTCTCCCAACCTCGACGCTTTACTGCAAATGGAAAAAATCTTTGGAGTTCCCGGGCGGGAGCTTTTGAAGATCGTAGAGGTGTAGCCCCATGCAAAAAATAATCCTCTCAACAAAAGAGGCGGCCCTTGCACTCAACATCAGCGAAGGCCGCCTCAAAAAATCCAGGCACACAGGGCGGTTGGCTCCGGGTATCCCGGCTCCGCCCTTTGTTCGTTTGGGGGTAAAGGCAGTTGGGTACGTGGCGACGGACATTGAAAGGTATGCGGAAAAGCTCCCCAAGGTGGGGGAGCCGAAAGGGAGGTGGAGGAAATGACGGTGTTGGTGGCGGTGGCGATGGTGATTTTTTCCTTGTGGTGGCAGGTGAGGGCGGCGTGTTCGTGGCGGAGCAGATAGCCCAAGTGCGGTACGGCAATACCCGGACGTGGGCGTATCCCTGCCGGGCGTGCCTGTACTGGAGGCAGTTGGATAAGCGGGGCTGGGGGGAGTGTCACCGGCTGGAGAGCGGATCCAGGATCACCCATGCGGGGGATACCTGCGACGATCATGCGGAGTGAGGGGGCGAAGGATATGAAGTGGGTTTTTGCTTACGTGGGAATTTTTGCCACGATTACCGTACAGATGCAGTACCTGGTCTACCTTGGGATGGGTGGGGTATAGGGTGAGCCTTTCGCAAGCGAGAGCGGCGTTGACCTCTCTTGCGAAAAAGCCAAAACCACCGGCGAGGAAACGCCCCGGATATGACGCTGTGTGTGAGCTATATGAGGTGATCCGGGACTGTCGCAAGCGGGGGTATTCCTGGAAGGAGATCACCGAGCAGGTACAGGCCGCTGGCGTGGAGATCTCGTTGATGGGGATTCACACGAACTACAAAAAAATCACACGGGAACGTGAGACAGGGGAATGGTGATGAGGATCTTTCGAAAGCGGCGCAGGATGGATATTCGGAGGCTCTGGAGCCGGGGCACCGGGCGGCTGGATTTTGTGAGGAGGTAGCGAAATGGCAAAGAAAAACAGCATCGCAAAGATGATCTGCAAACAGTGCGGCCGTGCCTACTGGCGGAAGATGCTACAGGGAAACAAGGAAAAGAAGAGGGGGACGCAGAGATGACACTTGGTACAGAGACTATGAATCGTGCAGCGGAAGACCTGAATATGCTGATTGGAGCGGCTTGTGATGGGGACCGAGTAGAACACGGGTTGCGGTCTGCTGTGACGGTGGGAAGCATCCAAAGGCTAAGGAGTGCGGCAGACAAGTTGGGAGCAAGAGGGAGCGAAGTGGCATGAACCTCGAAAAGATTGCAGAAATGTGTGATGGCGATAACGCCGATCGGGGAACGCTGACCGTGGGAATGGCGATGGATCTCAACAAAGAGGAACCGTTGGAAGATGTGAAACTCCTGCTCCAGCGAAAGCTTGCCTCCCGGGATCACGTCCGGGCTCTGGGGGAGTACGTAGGCGTACCCGTTGCCTGGGTTCTGGAATGGGCCGCAGGGTATCGGTACCCCAAGCCCTGGCACAGGGAGCGGATAGAGGCCTTCTACAAGATCAACATCGAGCGGTATGCGATGCAGGAGATGGTGGTTAGGGGGCACAGAGATGCTTATACAACAGCTTAGCAAAGCAGATGTGGAGGCCCTGGGACGGTTTGTGGATAGGCAAAAATTCCTTGTCCGGATCGCCTCCCTAGCGGACGAAGCGGTGGAGATGCTGGAAGAGCAGCCCGACTATCTCTACGTGGACTTTGAAACCATCCTTAGGCATGGGCGAGAAGGCTCTAGCGACCTGTTCGTTGAGCACCTGGGGCAAGAGTTCGCCCCGCTCCTGAAAAAGTTTTTCCGGGAGCTGTCGGACGAGGCGTTAAGGCTTCGCCTGGAGAAGGAGATGGAGATCCATGATCCACGTGGATGAAGCTCTCCAGATCATCAGGTGCTACCCGCCGGGGGATTACGAGGTGCGTGCCCAAGGCGATCAAAAGGTTCTCAAAAATAAGGCGCCTTGGCACGGCACCCTGGAACGCTGGATCGGTGGCAAAACCCCAAAGGCGTTGTTCCGCAGGAGTGGGGTGACGGAGACCTTCACCTGGGTGGAATTGTATCTGGGGGCGGTGCAGGTGAGGAAAATAAAAAATGCCCCCACAAAGTGAGGGCGGCGATGAGAAACAAGGGCCGGGTGCGGCTAACACCCGGCCTCCATTTTAGCACAAAGGAGGGTGTCATGAATATTGCACAAAGCATTATGGAGTTCTACGGCGAGGAGATTATCGAGAAGCTGTGTGCGGATTGCCCGGCAAGGAGCCGACTGCCCGAGACGTTCACAGACCCGGGAGAAGACGTGTGCCCTGTGAATTTCATGCCGGAAGATCCCGGGTGCGTGAGCCACGATTATTACCTGGAGATCCTTGGGCTTGCTGAGGCTTTTGAGGAGGTGTTGGCGTGAGTCACAAAGTTATCAACCTGACAGCGTCCATGATACGGGCATATAAGTCATGCCCCAAGCTGTATGAGTTCCAGTATGTCGAAATGCTCAAGCCCGAAAGGGCACCCGAGTACCTGACCACGGGGAGTAATTACCACGGCCACCTGGAGGCCCTTTTTAAGGGCGAACCACTGCCTGAGCTGACGGATATCCCAAGCCTCATGTGTCGGGCATTCGATCGCTTCTTGCCTTGGCGGGATTGGGAGGTCGAGGAGATCGAGAAGGAATTTGATATCCGGGTGACTCCCTTTTTCCACATGCGAGGAAAGATCGACGCTATCTGCACAGACGGAACGCCGGTGGAGCACAAGAGCGCCGGGCAGAGTATTTCTCCTGATACTGATGCAGGGCTGAAGTACGCGAACAAGCTTGCCTGGGATGACCAGATCACGTACTACCTCCTCGCTCTTTCCCTGCTTCGGGATGAGCCGGTAACAAAGGTGCGCTACACGGTGTGTCAGAAACCATCCATACGGCAAAAGCAAAACGAGAGCCTGGAAGAATACCTTCAGCGGTGCGAAGAGTGGTACGACGAGTCGAAGGTTCGAACCTTCGACGTATTCCGTCAGGAGAAAGAGCTTTGGGAAACCCAGGAGGAGGTAAAGCAGCTCGCAAGCGAAATCAGGAGACGGAAGCACTTCTACCGGAATCCTTCGCACTGCTCCCTCATGGGATGCCCCTACGCTGCTATCTGCCTGAATTACGATCCTGAAATCACAGTGGGCTTCACGAAGAAGGCCCAGGAAAGCGAGGAACTGTCATGCAACTTCTAAAGGCGAAAGACTTGAAGCCCACGGAGGCGACGGTGCTCATTTATGCCCCGCCAAAGCACGGGAAAACCACCCTCCTGGGGATGCTCCCCGGGAAGACGCTGATCGTTGACGTTGATCGGGGGACACAGGTTTTGGCGGGGAAGGATGTGAACGTGGATATCGTGAGGCTTTCGGAAGACCTGTCCGATTTGCCGGAGATCCTGCGGGAGCTTGAAACGAAGTGCCCCTACAACAACGTGTGTATCGATTCCCTTTCAGAGCTTGAGAAGGCCATGCTGACGGTTCTCGGACGGAAGGGGAAAAACAACGGAGCCCCCGAGCTGGCCCACTACAACCAGGTGCAGTTCAAGATTGCGGATTATTGCCGGCGTTTTCGGGCACTCCCAGCGAATGTCATCTTCACGGCATGGGAGCAGAAGGTGGAGCATATTTCCCTCGGTGGAGAGAAGTACACCCAGGCGGTTCCCATGCTGTCTGGAAAGAGCACAGACGTGGTGTGCGGGCTGTGTGACGTGGTAGGCAGGATTATTATCTCCTCGAAGCAGGAGACGGAAGGACAGCGCTTCGTGGTGCTCCGTGGGTCGCAGTCAATGATTGCGGCTGATCGGATGCGGAACCGTGAGTATTGCAAGTTTGAGGAGGTTATCTAGATGATTAACTGGAATTTTAACCCAAGCAACTATGATCCAGAAAAAAGTTTCGAGGTCATCCCCGTTGGAACCCACCGGGTTCGCATCGAATATGCTTCGGAGGAAACAAGCCAAAAAGGGTACGACATGATCAAGTTGGAGCTTGCAGTGTCGGGTTATGCCTCCAAGCTTTTTTATTACGTGGTGTTTATGCCCGAGAGGGCCGACATAACGGATCAGAACCTCGGAAAACTCTGGGATTCTTTCGGGTTGGAGCCGGGGAATTTCAACATCCAGAGCTGGATCGGCAAGGTGGGTGCTTGCAAGGTGAAGCACGAAGTCTACGAGGGGAAGACCCGGGCACGGGCAAGCTATTTTATTCTGCGCTCCAAACAAGGAGATCTTCCTCCTTGGCAGGAAAAGGGGAAGGCGCAGCCCCCCAAAGCCCAGGCCTTTCGAGACAGCTACCAGCCCACGGGAACAGATGATGATGGCGAGGAAGCCAATATACCCTTTTGAGCTGCGGCCTTACCAGAAGGAATGCCTCCGTTCTCTCCCCGAGACGGGGGCATTCCTCGTACAGATGGCTACGGGGCTCGGGAAGACGGTTTGTATGTCCAGAGTGCCCCGTCGGGGGAGGCTGCTGATACTTTCCCACAGGGATGAGCTTGTGCGGCAGCCCGAGAAATACTTCTCCTGCCCCTTCGGGGTTGAACAGGGCAAAGAGAAATCGAACGGCGAAGAGGTTGTTTCAGCTTCGGTGCAGAGCCTTGTGCGGAGGCTGCACCGTTTTTCCCAAGATGATTTCGACGTGATCATCACAGACGAGGCCCACCATGCAGCAGCCCCGACGTACCGCAAGATTTACGATTATTTCCAGCCACGGCTACACCTGGGATTTACCGCCACCCCGAACAGGGGGGACGGAGTGCGGCTGGATGATGTTTTCGAGGATATCGTTTTCGAGAGAGACCTTGTGTGGGGAGTTGAAAACGGATGGCTTTGTGACATCCACTGCCTCCGGGTAAATATCGGGTACGACATTTCGAACGTTGCAAAGCGAATGGGGGACTTCGCTCCCGGGGAGCTGGAGAAAGCCATGAACATCGAGGCGGCAAACAAGGCGATCGCTGACGCATATGCAGAATATGCGAGGGGGCAGACGCTTATTTTCGCCGCCTCGGTGGCTCACGCAAAGGCTATAGCGGAGCGCATCCCGGGGGCAATGGCGGTGATCGGAGGAGAGGATCGGGGGCACCTGGTGCAGGGGTTCAAGGAGGGGAAGATTCCTTGTCTGGTGAACTGCATGGTGTTCACGGAGGGGACGGATATACCGAACGTCGAGACGATCATCATTGCCCGCCCAACCCAGAACGACGCTCTTTACACCCAGATGGTAGGCAGGGGAACACGGCTTTTTCCGGGGAAAGAAAAACTGACTCTGATTGATTGCGTAGGGGTGACCGGAAAGGCCAGCCTCTGTACCGCCCCCTCGCTGATAGGCGTTGACATGGCCGAAGTACCCGAGGCTTTCCGAGACGACGTAGAGGGCGACCTTTTCGATCTTCCGGAAATTGCCAGAGAAAAAGCCGACGTGCCAGAGGCGTGGATACAGAACGTGCAACACGTGAATCTCTGGGCGCAGAAGAAAAAATACAACCTGCACAATATCTACTTTTTCAGGATGCCAGATGGGGCTCTGATCCTCTCCACCCCGAAAGTGACCATCCCCCCCGAGGATATGATGGGGATGGTCTCCATCGGAGGAAAACGGATGAAAACCCAGGAGGCGATAGATAGCGTGTATCGATGGCTTGTAAAGGAGCACGACGATAAGCGTCCCCTCTGGGATCTCTCGGTAGTAAAGAAATGGGGGGCATACAGCGCCACAGAAGGCCAGAAGAACCTTATTATCCGCCTGTCTTCGGGGCGAATAGGGACGGAAAGCCTCACGAAGATGGAGGCGAACCTGATAATCACGAGGTTGAAATATGCGAAGAGCACGAGGCATATATCTCGAAAAACAGCTTGAGAAGGTCATCGATTTTTTGAGGTCAAGGGGAATTCACGGGCATAAGAATCACGCCCGACGGACAAAAGACGGGACGTATGTAGAGGGGGAGCCGTTCGATTATGAGGTTTTTTGCAACGGGAAACTGCACGTCTGGGACGCAAAGGAGTGTCACGGCTCACGATGGAACCTGACAAACGCAAAGCCGCATCAGCTAAAACACCTGTTGGATTGCAGGCACCACGGAGCAGAGGCGTTTTTCCTCGTGTTGTTCCACCCGGATACGCTCGTGGCTTTTGACGCTGAAGTTATCCGACAGAAAATGGCGGCGGGACAAAAGAGCGTCACGCCGGCGGAAGGGAGGCCGTGGGATTGGCAGACATTGCACAGATAAAAGAGAGGATATCCGTTCTTGAGTATGCCCGTGAGGTGCTGGGTCTCCCGGTTTCGAAATCCGGCGATCGATGCTGTTCCCTGGTCGGCGGGTCGAACCCCACCGCAATGGTGGTCTATGACGACTGGTGGTACGACTTCAAGACCTCCATGGGCGGCGATGTTATAGACCTGTGCGCCGTGGCAAAGCATGAGGGTGATAAGGGCCGGGCCATACGGGAGCTGGGAGGCACTGATACAAGCTGGGTTGAGTACACCCAGAATCTGTGCTGTCAGGTTCAGGCATGGCACGAGAGCCTGCGTCAGGAAGACCGGGAATACCTCGCCTCCCGCAGGATAACGGAAGAGACCATTACCCGCCTGAAAATAGGGTACAACGGGCGACTGGTTTTCCCGTATTTCAAGAACGGGTACGTGGCGTACTACGTTTCCCGAGACAGAGAAGGCAAGCTTCCGAAGTACAAAAAGATGACGCTGGACGGCCTGAATGAAAACATCCCCTGGGGGCTTCACACCCTCGACAGACCAGGGGTGCTTTGCGTTCCAGAAGGCGTATTCGATGCAGTTTCCATGGATCAGGAAAACTTCAAGGTGCTCTCCCCCATGGGAGGGCACTTTTCGAAGTCGCAAATGAAGCTTGTAATGAGCGCCTGCAAAGAAGCGGAGGGGGTTTTTCTCTGCTTCGACTCGGATGACTCCGGCTCAAAGTTTCAGATGGACATGGCAATGTTCCTGTTTCGGAACCGCATACCTTTCACCTGCGGGAAGCTCGAAGAAAAGGACGTCTCGGATTACTACGCCGCCGGTGGAGATCTGCGGGAGCTGGTGGCCTCTGGCGAAGACGGGCTCCATATGCTTTGCAAGCAGCTGACGGACAAAAAGGACTTTAAGAAATTCATTTTCAGTGTCGCCCGTTTCGTGGATAAGGCAGAGGTTGCAGAGATCCTTGATATGGTGGACTTCCCTGCGGCATGGCTGAAAGAGGTGAAGAAGCAGGCTCTCTCCCCACCACCGGAGGACCTGATCGCAAAAGAGGTGGTGGCCTCAAGGCAGCTCAAGTTCTACGAGGCCCTTGGTTTTTACGAGTATTCCATGGGGGCATGGAGGCGGCGTGGAGATTTCGAGGTGAAAAAACACGTGGCAGAGGCGTTAGGGCACTACCGGACAGGGGCAAGAATCAATTCCATTCTGACGCTTGTGAAGGCCGACACCGTGACCACGGAGCTGATGAACAAAAAGCCGATTTTCAATTTTCGGAACTGCGTTCTCGACTTAGAAACTGGCGAAACACGAGAGCATTCCGAAGCGGACATGTCCTCCATGCAGGTGGGGTACGACTACGACCCGGAAGCATACGCCCCTCGATGGGCCTCGTTTATTGAGGAGATCACGCAATGCGACGAGTCGAAGGCGAACCTCTTGCAGGAAATCGCCGGGTACGTCCTGTTCCCGGACAATTCTCTCCAGAAGTGCTTTTTCCTCATCGGAGACGGGCGAAACGGGAAGAGCGTGTACCTGAACACCCTTGAGGCTGTTTTCGGAAAAGCCCAGGTGTCGAACGTCGAAATGTCCGGACTCTCGGAACCCTTCCAGCGGATCCATCTCATGAATTCAATCCTGAACATATCGTCTGAAACGCACTCAAACGTGAAGGGCGCAGAGTCGGTCTTTAAGCAGGTGGTGGTGGGAGACACCATAAGCGGGTGTTACAAAAACAAAGATTTCGTCACCTTCCAGCCCAGAACAAAACTCATCTCGGCCTGTAACGAGTATTTCAAAAGCAGGGACACCACCACGGGATTCCTGCGCAGAGTCTGCTTTGTCTCCTTCCGGGCGAAGTACGCCAAAAGCCCCGACCCGGCCAAGGGCGAGAACTTGATGGACGAGACGCTGGAAGACAGGCTTCTGCTGGAGCTTCCGGGGATCTTCAACTGGGCGTATCAGGGGTACAAGATTCTCCGAGATCAGAAGGACTTCACGAGAACAGCCGATGCGGAGGAGCTGATGCACGGGTTCTTGACGCTAACGAATCCCGTGGTGGCGTTCATCGAAGAGAGTTGCCCCAGGGGAAGAGTGTCACGCAAAGACCTGTATATCGAATACAAACGGTGGGCCAATGATGCGGGACACGCCCCCATGAGCAGGACGAAGTTCACACAGCAGTTCAAGCAGGCTGGAACGCAAATATTAAACGGGTTGGAGGAATACAAGTATAACGGAGACAGGGGTTTTTGTATTCCCTACCAGATTGAAAGTGCTCCAAGAAGTGCCCTTGAAAGTGCCCGGACAACAGAAACAAGTGCTTTTTAATCCTTCGGGGCACCTTAGAAAACGCATAAGAGCCCCTGTAAAGCCCCAAAAGTGCCCCGCTAAAAAAGCACTGCAAATACTACTCTAAAATACACATAGGGCACATAGGGCACTTATACTTGTATATAACACATATATATATACTTGTATTGTTTTATAGATTTTAGGGCTAGATTTTCGAAGTCAGCCACTAACCTAAAAATAAGTGCCCTTTGTGCCCCTTGCGCCCCAGCACCAAGTTAAAGAACAAAAGAGCAACGAAGGAGGTTAATCTTTGGAGGAGCTGAAAAAGGAAAAAGAAAGGTTGGAAAGGGAGATGAAGAGCACCCGTGTCGAATCATGGACAAAAGTTCTTCGGATTCGATTGTCTGAGCTGGAGGCAAAGATCGCCTCCGAGCAAAAGAAAATAGATGAACGACAGCGGAGTCTTTTTTAAGGAATAGTTAGTCAAAAATAGTCTGGAGGCAAAAAACATGAACCTGAACGAATGGGCAAAAGCCATACACGAAAATGCAGTAGATCACGGCTGGTGGGACGAGCCCAGAACCTTTGGCGAAATCGTTGCCCTCTGCCACTCGGAACTCTCGGAGGCGCTGGAGGAGTATCGGGATGGGAAGCCAGCCCTGTACATCGAGAACAACAAGCCCGAGGGAACGGCGGTGGAAATGGCGGATTGCCTGATCCGTATCCTGGACTGGTTCGGGCACGAGGGGATTGACCCGGAAAACATCGTGGGGATAAAGCACCAGTACAACCTTGGGAGATCCCGTAGGCATGGGGGGAAGAGGTTGTGATGCATGGGCTCCTGATAGATAACTTTGCCGGTGGCGGTGGGGCTTCAACCGGGATTGAGGCCGCCATGGGAAGGCCCGTAGATATTGCTGTAAACCATGATCCAGAAGCCCTGGCAATGCATGCCGTCAATCATCCAGAGACCCTGCATCTCTGCGAGGATGTCTGGCAGGTGGATCCGGTGGCGGTTTGTAAAGGGCAGTCTGTTGATTTGGCGTGGTTTTCGCCCGACTGCACTCACTTTAGCAAGGCAAAGGGCGGAAAGCCCCGGGAAAAGAAAATTCGAGGGCTTGCATGGGTGGCTGTTCGGTGGGCCGAGGCGGTGTCTCCTGCGGTCATAATTCTTGAGAACGTGGAGGAATTTAAGACCTGGGGGCCTCTGGACGATGGGGGGTACCCGGATAAAGGCCGGGCGGGAGAAACGTTCCTGAACTTTATTCGTTCCTTGCAGGTCTTGGGATACCACGTGGAGTGGCGAGAACTTCGAGCCTGTGATTACGGGGCTCCGACGATTCGGAAGAGATTTTTCCTGGTTGCTCGGCGTGACGGGAATCCCATCGTATGGCCTGAGACAACGCATGGAACAGGGAAAATCCCGTACCGTACAGCGGCAGAGTGCATTGACTGGTCGATTCCGTGTCCGTCGATTTTCGAGAGGAAAAAGCCGCTTGCGGATGCCACGTGCCGCAGAATTGCGAAGGGTATTGTGAAATATGTTTTGGAAAACCCCAAACCTTTTCTGATCCAGTATCACGGAGAGACCAAGAAAGGAGATTTCAGGGGGCAGGACTTGGATCGTCCGATCAATGTCATTGATACAAACCCGAGATATGCACTTGTAAGCCCGGCATTGGTTAAAAATAATTTTGGAGATTACCCTTTCCAGAGCCTTGGTGTTCCTCTTCACACTGTAACAACTCAAAGCAATAAATTTGCCCTCGTCTCCGCTTTTCTCGCAAAACACTACACAGGCGTTGTGGGTTCTGACGTAAGAGAGCCCATAGGGACTGTTACTGCGGTGGATCACCACTCCTTGGTATCGGCGCACGTGGTGCGCCAGTTTGGGCAATCCGTGGGATCCGGCTGTAATGAACCCATAGGGACGATAACAGCAGGAGGGATGGGGCATGCGCAGCTTGTGACATCGTCCTTGGTGAAATATTACGGGACATCATCGGCGCAAGATGTGGACTTGCCTCTGGACACGATAACAAGCCGTGACCGCTTTGGATTGGTAACGGTTCGTATTGACGGCGAGGATTACGTCCTTGCGGATATCGGTATGCGGATGCTCCAGCCCAGGGAGCTTTACCGAGCCCAGGGCTTCCCGGATAGCTACAAGATAGATTTCAATCTTCCGGGCGGGAAAAGAATCACGAAAACCGCCCAGGTGCGGATGGTTGGCAATTCCGTCTGCCCTCCCATGGCAGAAGCTCTTGTGAGGGCGAATGTGGTGGGTGCGGAACGGGAGGAGGTTGTGGCGTGAAAATGAAGCCAGAGCCGTACATGTGGCGTCGCCCGGAGAAAAGCTACGGGGCAGGCCGCCCATCGGAAGAAAGAGCAATCTGGGCGGAGGAGCGAGGAAGATACGGCTATGACGAACGGGAGCTTTGGAGCCTGTACGGAACCATCGCCCGCTTTATTGTCCCTCGCCTGGAGCGGTTCCGGGACGAGTCTCCCCACGAGAATCTACCACACGGACTGTCTGTGGAGGAATGGAAACAGGAACTCTCGCTCATGATTGATGCGTTCGTGATGTTGGAGCTGTGCGAAGACGCATACACGCCGCCACGAGACGGAGAGTCGGAGCTTGAAAAGGGCATGGAACTGTTCTTAAGACGGATTCATTATCTTTGGAGGTAAGGCAATGTCAAAAATAAAATGGACTCCCTGCGAGGCTATGGGGATTGAAATTCCGGTTGGCAAGCTCCTGACACTCGTGCGAAATGACGGGGAGCTCAAGGTGGATCTGCACCCTTCGTGGGGAGCGGAGCGGTGCATAGCGTATGCGGAGATATTGCCCTCCTCCAAGGACCCGGAAGGCTGGATGTATGAGCACCATGGGGAAGATCCGCCACGAAAAGATTGGTACTTGGTGACGACTGAAAAAGGGCGTGGATACGGGCAGCGGATTGAAAAGGCTTTCTGGGATGATGCGAAATGTCGGTGGTTCCGGAATGCGGATTGTCCGGAGGTCGTAGCGTGGCGGGAGATCCCGAAGCCGTACGGGAGGAGGAAATGAGGGCATTATCCCTCTTCTCCGGAATCGGCGGGCTTGATCTGGCAGCGGAATGGGCCGGGATCGAGCCCGTTGCTTTTTGTGAGATAGAGCCCTATGCGGTTTCAATCCTAAAGAAACGCCCGCCTCATCGCCGCCGCTCCGGAAATGCTCTCCATGCTCCTCGAACTCCAGGAGTGCGCCGCCTACTGGAGCGAATACGATGTACCTATTGGCTTGGTGGATAGGCTGAATGCCGTTATTACAAAAGCGAGAGGAGAAAAGTATGACTCGTGACAAATGCCCCGCACACTACAGCTTCAGCGACTTACAGCCTTGGGACGTGATCGACGCATGGGGTGTGGATTACTACCTTGGGAACGTCCTCAAGTACATCTGCAGGGCAGGACGGAAGAGCCCGGATCGCCTGGTGGACCTCAACAAGGCGTTGCACTATCTGCAAAAAGAAGTGGAGCTTGCGGAAAGGGAGCTGGCAGAGAGCTGTGCTTTTACTTCGCCACGGAAGACCACGGAAGATACCACGGAAGACACCACTGAAGAGACACCCCCATCATGGGAGGGTCGGGTCTGGCCTGACCTGACATGTACTTTCTGCGGACGCCCCATGGTCGTTTGGGCGTGGGACGAAGATAGAGAAATACTTGAATATCGCTGTGAGGAATGTGGAGCCGAGGCGTCGGTGAGGCTCGAAGAGGTCGAGGCATGATTAACGTAAAACTCTTACACCCAGATGCCACCCTTCCCTCCCGCAAACACTCCGGAGATTCCGGAGCCGACCTCACCTATCCCGGGCCGGAACGAATTAGGATTTGCCCCGGGGAGACATTAACGATCCCCACCGGAATATCCCTTGCACTCGACCACGGCACCGAAGGCCAGATCCGCCCCCGCTCCTCAATTTCGAGGCGGGGGCTTTTGGTTCACCTGGGGACGATTGATTCCGAGTATCGGGGCGAGGTGAAAGTAATCATCACCAATTTGGATGAAATCCACCGGCACATCAACCCCGGCGACCGTATAGCGCAGTTGGTGGTAGCTCCCGTGCTGTACCCCAAGTTCCGGGAGGTGGAGGAGCTGGACGAGACAGAGAGAGGAGAGGGTGGCTTTGGGAGTACGGGGAGGTGAACCGCCTAACCCAGGCAGTGACGAAGCTATAGCAATGGGATGCACCTGCCCTGTGATAGACAACTGTCACGGTAGGGGATACATGGGAGTTGAAGGCGTGTTTGTGTACATGGAGACCTGCCCCCTACATGGACACCTCTTGAGGAGAGAGTCTGACAAAGAGGGGGAATGTTAGGTGGTGCGAGAATGACCCCCATTGAGAATCTGCGGGAACAGTTCAACGCCCTGGTTTACTGCATCGATGAAGCCATTGACGGCGGCATGCCTTCGCAAGAGGAATTGGAAGGCATCCTTATTCACGTAGACGAGGTAGACAATGCGTTGATAGCCCTTGAGCGAGATAGCCATGGCTCTCCCTGAATGCCCCCACTGTCACATCCCGCTACTCTACAAGGGCGGTGGATGGGGAAGTTGGAGGCCGCAGAGTACGTGGGAATGCCCGAAGTGTGGGAAGTGGTTCAGCACGGAAGAGGAGGAGGAACCAAGTAGTTCGGAAATCCCGAACAACTGAACCGTGTGAGAATCCTTGCAACAACCGGCATTTCTAGTCTTTACCGAGTATGTTCCCGCAATCAATTTCGGCGACATGGCATGACATTTTTCAGGACAAAAACCACGGGAAGTGTTGCGAATACAGCGTTTTCCCGTGACATTTTTAGTGACAAAAGGAGGCCGCACATGCCGCTGTACATAGCCGCTTTTGCCGTAATTCTGGCCTTTCTCCTTCCGGCTGCGTTCATATCAGGCCGGGAGTATGAACGGAACAGGTGGGTTGAGATTGATGTGAGGAGGAGGAAGAGATGAACCTCACCCTCCTAACCCACACCCCAGACCCAGAAGCCATCTGTGCTCAAGCGGCGGCAATCTGCTACCGCTCCGAACCTTCCGAAAAGGTGCTCCGCCATTGCTTAGAGGCAGGGCACTTGTCTATTTTCGAACATGCCAGCGCCACCTTTCGGATTGAGGGGATATCCCGGGTAACGTCCCACCAGCTCGTGCGCCACCGCATAGGCTGGAGTTATTCCCAAGTCTCCCAGAGGTACACCGGATGCTCCCGCAAGGAGGTGATGATCCCCGAGGGGCTGGATGAGCGCATGATAGACGCAATCGAGGCAGCGTACAACGCGTATGAGGCCATGATTTCCGACGGCATACCGAAGGAAGACGCCAGGTATATCCTCCCCAATGCCGCACAGACGGATCTCATTGTAACCGCCAATTTCCGGGCCTTGCTCCACTTTTTCGAGCTTCGACTTTGCCTTCGGGCGCAGTGGGAGATTCGGGAGCTGGCTAGAAACATGTGGGAGCTTTGCATGGCTATTGCGCCTTTCGTATTTGCCAATGCCGGGCCGAATTGCGATCGGTGCCGGGAGAAGAGTTGTCCGGGGAGGGATTCGCAGAATGACCAAAACCCAACGAATCTTTGACGCTCTCGCCGCCATGGGCCGCCCGGCAACGGCGAAAGAACTCTCCGAAGCCACGGGCATTTCGCAGGCTTCGGTGTCTGCCGTGATCTGCGACAGAATGAAATACTCCACTTCTCAGTTCTCAGCGGAAACCTTCTTCCGGGATGGTGGCGGGATTGTGAACTACTATTCGATTAAGAAACTACGCCCCATGGAGCCGATAGAGATACCCTGGCACCTGGGGGGGATCGAGCGTCACGGGGTTGAGAAATGGGCCGCCATCGTGGATCGGGAGGTTGAGGACATGATGGGGAAAATCCGTCTCAATAAAGGAGAAATAGCGTCCTAATCTCGCATGGTGCGCTTGCTATACTCGTGTTATGGAAAAAATAAAGGAGATGATTCAAGCATGAAGAGTTTGAAAGTCGTTATGGATTACGTCCGGCTGGTGCGGTGGCAGTCAACGCAAATGTCAAAAAGAAACTTCAACGATTTCTTTGCTGACAAGATTGCTCGGGCCTTGTCAGAGCCAAACCTTATGGCCTTCGGAGACCGACTCGTAAGCATTGTGGAAGCAAGCCGTGAAATGCTCTCTGGTGAGACTGTAAAGGGGTTCCTTTTGGTTGCGAACAGTCCCGAAGCACCACGCATCTTGAGCTGGCTCAGAAAGTACCACCAGATAGCCGCAATCCTCACGATCATGAAGAAGGAGGATTATGAAGAGTCTATCCAGAGCATTGAGGTGCAAATGGCCTCGTCGGAATCTGGCGTAGTCTCTGCGGTGCCGGAATACACAATTCCGATCACGATGGAATGTCTCTCTCCGCTTTCTCACGGAGCAGAGACCAAAGCCGGGAACGCCACCCTTTTCAGGCGCATGCAGGTGTTGTCAGACGAAAACAGCGTGCTTGAGCTGCCCTTCTACGCCGGGAACGCCTTTAGAGGGCAAATGCGCGATCTTCTTGCAAATGACTACCTGATTCGACTTGGGCTTACTCCGAACATGAAAAACCCTCCCGTTTCTCTCTGGTTTTTTCACACTCTCTACGCTGGCGGCGCCCTTGATGATAGCGGGAAGGCTAAAGCCCTTATGGAGCTTATGGGGAAAAATGGAGCTGAGCGCATTGACGGTGTTTCCCAGGTGCGTGATGCAGCGCCTCCGGTAAGCCTTCTCGGGGCCGCCATGGGACGCAGGATTCTTGGAGGCAGGGCACAGTTCGGAGACTACCGTCCGCACTGCAAGCAATGGGGCTACGGCGACATCGACGTAAGCTCTCTGATGGAGTGGGTATTCCTTACACGCCGGGACGATCTGGAGAATCCCGGAGAGGGGGAGCATCACGGCATGATCGCAAACACCGAGTGCCTGAAAATCGGGACAAGGTTGTCCGGTGGGATCGACTACAACGGGCATATCACGGAGATTGAAATGGCGTGTCTGGGGCATGGGCTGGATCTCATCGAAAAATATGGATATGTTGGCGCATGTTCAAATCGGGGTCTTGGAAAAGTCAAAATCAATATATCCAACAAGCCCGATCCTACAGCGTATTTTGAGCACATGGAGAAAAATCGGGAAACCATTCTCGACCTCTTGAAACAGGTTGGGGCGCTGGACAAGGAAACAGAATCTTCTCCGATCAAGTCCGGGGAAATCTCCAACGAAGACGACGGGATAGACTTCTGATGACAGCCGTCGAACTCATAGCACAAGCGATCCGGGGCACCTCCGAGTGCCCCGTTTTTCCTGCCAAGACGGAGCGTGGGGTTTGTTGCGTTACGGGCCAAGAAACAGAATGCGTGCCGAGGAAAGAGCTTATCGGAGCTGCTTTCACCAACCTTGATCTTTTGGCGTGTCCTGCATCCGATCTCGTGGGCTTGGACGCATATGTAACCATGAAATATAAGTGGGCAAGAATGAGTTCCTGGATAGCTTCGGAAGATTTCGGATTCAAGCGCCTTGACCGTCAGGGCGTGAGGAATACGGTCATTGGATGGGAGCCAACAGAAAAGCGATGGGCTGCCTACGCCACCACGAGTTACAAGAAGCATGGAGCGCTACATGCTCCGGTCAATTCCGGGAGCCAGTGCATCTGGAGATTCGAGAACGTTACTGTGGATTGTTCAAACCGAGAGAAGCTGAACGACTGGTGGGGCGTGATGCTTGAAGCTATGAAGCGGGGAATTAGCCGCCCGAGCCTGGAGGAGATGAGCATTTACGCCCCAACGCTGAAAAAAGTTGGGCTCACCTATTGGGAAGAGCTGCGCTCTTGGGGGAAAGATAAGTACCTTTCTCCGCTCTACAAGTTCCTGTGCTACTTGCTCCCGAGCCAGGCAGAGATAAAGGAGGGATTCTTTGATTTATGAGAAGAACATTCAACAACCGTTAATGCTTGGGAAGATGTACGCAAAAACGGATGAGTTTAAGCGTAGCCTGCTCAGGGCGCAGCGGATCGTTGAGAAAGCCCTCGCTCAGGAGAGCAACGGGTACGTGGCAATAAGTGGCGGGAAGGACTCCATCGCCATGCTTGGCGTTGTTGCTAGTGTTTGTGGGAAATCCCTTCCGGCGTGGGTGCACCTTTCAGATGCAAGCTTCCCCGGGACGAGGGAGACGTGCGAAGAGGCATGCGAAAAGCTCGGAGTCGAATTGATTGTTGACGAATCCCCGGTAAGCGCCTTTGACGTTATCGGACAACAATCCAGTAAGCAGTTCGGAAAAAAGGGATTTTTCTTCGATGCAATCAAAAAGGTTTGCAAGAAACATCGCCTCGCTTTCGTAGGTGTCCGGGCTGCGGAGAGCAAGAGGCGAATGCAAGCGGCCAAGGCGGGGCCGATTTTCGAGTCAAGCGTTCCGGCGAAGCATCTGAAATGCCACCCGATACTCTACTTTTCCATCCAGGATGTTTTTGCCGCAATATCCTACTTCGATTTGCCAGTACACCCCATCTATTTCAAACGGCCGCTAAGCGACAAGCCTATCAGGTTGGGGTACATCACTGCTCTGGATCTCCTGGAGAAAAACACGGCGCTTTTTGTTAAAGTGAACTATCCGGAGCTTTACACAAAGCTCGAAGCCGCTTACCCGGAAGTGAGGAGGTATGTGTAATGCACTTTAAGGTGACTTTCAATCTGGACGGTACAGGCGTTTCTTTTGATCCTCGGTTTCCGCTCCACCTGGACGCCCTTCTTGGATGGTGCCTTGCTCCTATGCAGGTACCGCCACATATGCGAGACCTGCAAACGGATGAGAAGCCCTTTGATGTACAGATCCCGCTATTGCGGAGCAAGGTGAACGGTCATGACGTATGGCACGGATCGGCGCTCTTTTCTGAAGGAGATGAGCCGGAAACCATCGCCTGGTGGAGAAAAAGATTTCGAACTGACTTTGCGGGAGGCCTTACTTCAGGAAGCCCGAACATGACGCTTGGGAAAATGCGTTGCTATAACACGCCCTTGCCCCTGATTCTTACCAGGCAGATGTTCGCCTATGCCAGCGGGAACCGGAAGACGGCGCTAAAGGCTCTTCGGGCGAACTTGAAGTATCTGGGGAAAAAATCTTCCGAAGGGCACGGAAAAATTCTTTCCATCGAAGCTGAGGAAGTCTCTGAAGACTGGAGCCTTACGAAAGATGGCGTGGCAATGCGCTTCTTGCCGCATCCCGAGGGGCGGACGATTGCTCGGTGCGCTCCTCCTTACTGGAATTTTGTTGACAGGGTTCCTTGTTTGAGTCCCGGAGAGGAGATACCAGCATGACCGCCGAACGCAAACGCACCCGCTGCAACATCTATTCCAGAGTCTGCGGCTTCCTAACCCCCATCTCCCAGTGGAACAAAGGCAAGCGGGAGGAGTGGCGGGATCGTAAAACATTTAAGGACTCCGAATGCGATTCTTCGAGCGAATAGCCGAAGCCAACGCTCTCCGTCGGGAGGTGGCTCAAATGGGCCGCCTCCTTTCCGTGTTCAGGCTCCGGCTCTCCTCCGCGGAACACGAGCGGGACAGGCAAGCATCCGTAGCCATGGCCGCAAAGCAGGAGACGGCCTTCATGCAGGAAATGTTGTGCCAGATCGATGTTCTTTCGGATAACCCCGAGGTTAAGCGGTGTGTCCGGAGGGGGTTGGATTATCTACGAGGAGGACAAACGCATGAAGAAGCGTGAACCGCAGTGGCTCACGAGAACGATGAAACAGGAAATAGAGTGTGCTCTGCGAAGCTACCCAGAGCTGTTTAAGCGATTCAAAGACCTTGACGAACACCTGAACGCTCAAGCCATGTCGGGCTCCGGAATCAGCGAAAAGGTGGACTCATCCCCCACCGGACTTTCTCCCCAAGAGCGTGCCGTGGATCTCAAGGAAAGACACGGGGAGTTTTGCAAGCTCCAGGCTGTGCTGCATGGAATAGTCCGAGGTCTCGAGTCCCTGACGGCCAGACAGAGAGAGTTCGTTCAAGTGGTGTACGAGGACAACGACAGACTTCCTATCAGAGAGGCCGTGGAAATCCTGGGCTTTGATGGTGTTGTGCGGGAGAAGAAGTATTATGAGCTTCGAGACCGCGTGCTGTGCAGACTGGCCCCGCACATTCTGGAGCCGTACAGACAGTATGCATACTCCAAGTGTTTTAGCAAATTTGGGTGGAAGAAAATGGGGGATTTTATCACCGATAAATTTAAGGTAGAATAATATCGTTCGCGCGAAACCCTCACGCAAAGCCTGCGCACCGCACTCCTCCTTTGATAGCCCTTGCCTACCCAGAATAGGCAGGGGCTTTCTTTGTGCTTGAAAATTAAAAAGGTACTTACTGGAGGGGCTGGCGCAAGGGTCGAATCCAGCGCGGTCAAAATTTACGTGAAATTCAGAAAACCAAGGTTGACACTTCTTTTTAATAAAGCTTCGACTATAATCACAAATCCTTGCGGTTACGGAATCTTGACGAGGTGACACAACGTATGGACATAATTACAACCAAGGAAATATGCCGTCGCCTCGGGGTTTCTCGTCAATCGCTCTCAAAATGGAAGGCCGAGGGCTGCCCCTCCGAAGGCTACGGCAAGTGGGACATCGACGCTGTTGTGAAGTGGAGGAAGCGCAACAAATCCTCTGCACAGCAAGGCGACGACCCACCCGAAGAAACGAAGGGGCTCCAGCAGCAGAAACTCGAAGCCGACATAGCCTATCGCCGTGCGAAGGCTGAAAGGGAAAAGCTTCTCCTGGCAGAACTGCGAGGGGAGTTTTTGCGTAAAGAGGAGGTGTACCAGGAATGGGCGCTACGGATAACAGAGATCACCAGTGGATTGGAAAAGCTCGTGCGGTCTCTAGCGCCCAGACTGGTAGACCGCACAGAACGGGAGATCCGGGGGATATTGGAAGATGAGTTCCGGGTGCTCCGTGACCACTACGCCAGAGGCAAAGCATACACTCCCGTGGTCTCCGAGGGAGAGAGCGGCGTGGAAGCCTCCGGATAAAATCAGCGTCTCCCAATGGGCTGACATGTACCGTGTGCTCACCACCCAAGACTCCGACCTCCCCGGCCCGTGGAGAACCGACAATGCCCCCTATCTACGGGAGATAATGGACGCTTTCTGCGCCGAGGATATCGAAGAAATTGTGCTGGCCTGCTCTACGCAGTACGGCAAAACGCAGATGATCTTCAACGTTCTGGGGTACGTGGTGCACCAAGACCCTGCCCCGGCGATGATCGTTTATCCCAACGAAACGCTTGCAAAAAGCGTATCGAAAAACAGGCTTCGCCCCATGGTAGAGGCAACCCCGGTTCTTTCGGAGCGGTACGACCCCCGGAAGTCTGAATTCATGGAGCTGCAGTTCTGGGGGGCGTACGTTGCCCTTTCTGGAGCAAATAGCCCTGCCTCTCTCTCCTCTCGCCCCATAAAATATCTGCTTATGGATGAGGTGGACAAATTCCCCAAGTTCCTGGGGGACGAAGCGGACCCCATCTCCCTGGCGAAGGAGCGAACAAAAGCCTTCCCTGGATCAAAGATACTTATCGTCTCCAGCCCCACCACGGAAGACGGGCACGTATGGAGCCACCTCGAAAGCTGCGACCGCCGGAAAGAATACTACGTTCCATGCCCGGAGTGCGGGGAAATGCAGAAGCTCATCTTCTCACAGATCAAATGGCCCAAAGAGTTGACCGAAGCCTACGAAAACGCCGGGCACGACAAGAAAGAAATGCGCCGACTCGCACAGCGTGCTCGTGACGTGGCGACCTACGAGTGTATCCACTGCCACGCGAAGATCTCTAGCGACAAGAAGATGGGGATGCTTCGGAAAGGGCGCTGGCGTGACGAGTTTGCAAATGACTCGCCACCCAGAAGGATAGGTTTTCACGGATCGTCCCTCTACTCCCCCTGGCTCTCCTTCGGGGATGTAGCCGCCGAATTCCTGGAATCCAAGGACTACCCCGAGAAGCTGCGGAACTTTGTACAAGGCTGGCTTGGAGAGCCCTGGAGGGAAAAAACAGCAGAGGCAAGCTCCGACATGGTGCGCCGTCAAGCGTGGAACCATCCCAAAGGGAAAATTCCCGTGCTGGCGTCACCGGAAAAGGTGCTCCTCACGGCGGGAATCGACATACAGAAAGGCCATGCCTATTATGTTATCCGTGCCTGGGGGCCGAACATGACGAGCTGGCTGGTGGATTACGACCGCTTCGAGACGTGGGACGAGCAGGACCTGATAGCCCAGGTGCAGAGGCGGATAGTAGATCCTCTCTACTACGTGGAGGACAGCAGCGGATTCTATCAAGTATCCCTCGGGATGATTGACATTGGATACCGCACAGACGATGCGTACGCCTTGTGTCTCACATTTCCGGACGTATTCAGGCCCTGCAAGGGATCGTCCCGGAAACTTGATAAGCATTATGTGGTGCAGAAAATCGAGCGGCTTACCAACATGGAGCGGTACGAGACAAACACAGACCTGCTCAAAGATTTTATCTTTGGAAGGATGCAAAAGCCGCCCGGCAGCCGTGGATCTTGGATGGTCTGCAAGAACGTCACTTCGGACTACGCAGAACAGGTGGTCTCCGAGGTGAAGGTAGGCGTTACCGACCGCCGAACGGGAGCCATAACCTACGAATGGCGGCCCATCTCCCAGCACGCAGACAACCACTATCTGGACTGCGAAGTGTACTCTACCCTGGCAGCTCGGGTACTTGGGATGCACGCCGTGGCCGACGACGAAGAAGAGGCCGCAGCAGTAGCGAAATATGCTCCACCGCCGCAGAAGAAGCGTAGCGGATGGATGCAACGAGGAAGATAGCCTTCTCCCCTTCGGGGGAGGGGGCTTTTTTTGTACCCTTTGAAAGGAGGTGAACCACCCATTGACGAATACAGAACGCCTTGCAATGTACGAGGCCGCAGAACAGGCAATACTGGAGGGAGGGCAGGAGTACGAAATAGCCGGGCGCAGATTTCGCCGGGCAGACTTGCGGGAAATCCAGGCTGCAATCCTCCGGCTAAAACGACTCATTGACGAGGAAAACACCGGAAGCGCAGGAACAAACAGGGCCGTTGTGCGGTGGAACAAGCGATGAACTGGCTAGATCAGGCAATAAGCTACATTGCTCCATCGTGGGGGCTCGCACGTTCTCGGGCTCGGATGGCAATAAACGCCGTCCGGAATTACGATGCGGCCATAGGCGACCGGAACTCTAACTGGCGGCCCACAAACCAGACCCCAGAGGAAACGGACGCAGCATATCGTGATCGTGTGCGGGCTCGGGCTCGGGATCTGGAGCGGAACAGCGACATAGCACAGGCAGCGGTTCGGGCAATCAAAAGAAACGTCATCGGCACGGGGATACGCCCCCAGGCAGACACCGGAGACCCCGACCTGAACAACAAAATTGAGGCGGTGTGGAAATGGTGGACTCGCCCGGAAAACTGCGACATAACCGGCGGCTCATCGTTCTACGAACTCCAGCAAATGCTTGTGCATCGCCGCTTTTTTGATGGGGAGATCCTCGTCAAGCCCGTGGTGGACAAGCGAAAAGCCTTCCCTCTATCCCTCCAGTTCATCGAGGCCGACTATCTGGACTCCATGAAAACGGAAGGGAACAACAACCGCCCGGTGCTTGGTGGCGTGGAGATCGACAAAACGTATCGCCCTCAAGCCTATTGGCTTCTGGAAAACATCGACTCTCTCTTCCTGCACTCCGGGCGCAACGAATCTAAGAGAGTTCCTGCGGACAAGATCCTCCATTACTACAACAAAACGAGACCCACCGCACTCCGGGGGATGTCTGAACTGGCGGTTGTAATGGAGCGGCTGAAAGATACGGGGGAGACCATAACCGCAGAAGTGGTGGCAACAAAGGTGGCGGCATGTTTTGCCGGGTTCGTGGAAGACGAACTGCCCGCCACGGCGGTGGGGCGATTGCC